ACCACTTTCGGTTAAGAAATGTTTAGCAAAACCAATTGCGAAGATTGAAACACACTGAACGAAACCATTATTTGATACACGAATATGTGTATTCTCATAATCTGGTTTATAAATCGCATTTCCATTCGTATGTAATGGTCTTTGTGTGCTGTTAATATCTAAAGTTTCATTACTTTGATAAGTACCATTTTCATATACCAAGAAAGCATTGTCGTCTTTTTGAAGTGAAACCCCAGTATACTGAGCGACAACCATACTCTTAAATCCATCTGCCTTTGCTCCATCCGCCCACATTCCACAAAGACCATAAACAGAACGAATAGAACAGTTGAAGATGTAGGGAGATGCAGAACTTACGGTGTCGGATTCGATTGTTACAATGCCACTTTCGTAATCACTTGCTGCTGGAGTTGCGTTTGCTGGTGCTGCAGTAGAGGTATAAGTAAATGTTGTTAAACCAACAACTTCTTTTACAGTAAATGAACCATTAAATGCTGCCGAATCTGCGGTAATGCCAGAAATCAAAACAGGACTATCTATAGATAATCCGTGTGGTTTATCATCTCCTGTTAAGAAATCTTTAGTTGTTACGGTAATAACATTTTTTGGAGTAGTGATGCCATTTCCACCATAAATTGATGAAATACCAAAAGGATTTGCTTGAAGTGACCCTACAATACGGTATTCATCAACAGAAGTTTCAAAATCATTATTACTTGGATAGTCAATAACATTTCTACCAGTCAAATCACCATATGCTCTTGCAACCTTGTAATAATACATATCAAGGTCAGTTAAATCAGTCTGTTCTGTTCCACCTAGAACAACTTTATTCACACCATCTGCATAAGCAAATGATACTAATTTGTGGTGAGAATAATTAGGGACAAAACGATTGTCAGTATAATCTCTAAATACTGTCTTTGTTGTATCCGCATCCAAAAATGTAAAAACACTAAAATAACAAGTGCCAGTTACATTAAAGATGCTACTGTTTTCAACAGTACTATCTTCTGGATTTGGAACATAGAGAGGACGAATTTTTGTTTTTCTTAAATCATAACCAATAATGGATGTACCACGAGGTAAAATAACACCACCATTAACCGAGTTAAATTTATATAAATCGTTATTTGTATCTAAAATATCATAATTTGTGTTTGTTCCAAATTCACCAAGAGTTGCGGAGGTCCAAGTTGTAGCACCTGTTCTCCTTTTATAAACTGCATTACTTCCTGATGCTGTAATAGAATATCCAGGTCTATTATCAATATAGTGAGTTCCTGGATATACTAAAATTGTAGTTCTATCAATTTTATCGTTATTTCTTCCATTTTGATATGAAAATCTTGCTGCTTCAATTAATGCCCTTTGAATTGTCTTGAATGGTCTTGTTAAGGAATTTCCTTGGTTCTCAAAACTATCAGTAGAATCAAAATCCGATGGACTCACATAAAGAATATTACCTTCTGCATTCTTTAAGAAATTTTCTAATCTAGAAAGGGGCATTTTATTTGCACGATAATCTTTTCTAGTTGTATTTAGACATTATCTTTTATTGAAATCCTCTATAGGAAAAAATTGGGGAAAAAAATTTTTCGACCTTTTTTGAAATCAAAATTGAATTTTGATTTTGATTAATCGCAAGGCATATCTTGTGGATTTTCTAGTTCTACATCGAACAAACAAGGGTGTGCTTCTTCATCTATAAGATAAAAGGACGAACGATACAAATCCTCTGGTTCAAACCTTCTTTGTAAATCTGCCTGTTTCATTAACTCTGGGTCTTCATACGCATAATGCGGTAGTTCATCAAACGTAAAAGGAATTTCATTGATAAAATACATTTTCACAATCATAATACCTTCATTATACCAGCAGTAGGCATATGTGATTTTGTATTTCATTTTATTGACTTTACATACTTGTATTTAACTCATTCAGTTCACCACGAAGTTCAGCAAGTTTTGCCGTTGCAAGACACTCCACACACGTCCAATATGTTTCCCCACTAATCGGGAAGTTCTCGTCTACAAAATGTGCTGCCATATCTTCCTGCATTTCACGCAGGTCGGCAAGGGTGTCTCGGGAAATCATCATAAGCAAACCTCTTTCGGTACTCCAATATTCTAGCACAAAAAGACCCCCTTATGTGGGGGTCTGTGCCACTTTGGAAAGTGTCTCAACCAAAAACTTTTTTATAAACTTCGTCCAATCTTTCTTTTAGAACATCATTTTCTGTTTTCAGTTCCTTAACTGCTTCCACCAAAGCACCAATCACACCGTTATAATTAACTGTTTTGATTTCTTCACCATTTACAAGTTGTGGTAATACTTTTTCAACTTCTTGTGCGATAACACCAGCAGAAGACCTATTGCTGTCTTTCCAGTCAAAGGTTACACCACTAATTTTAATCACCTTTGAAAGTGAATCTTCAATTTGTTGAATATTAGTTTTTAAGTTAATATCTGATGTTGAGTTGAAATCAGTAGCAGTTATAATACCACTAGTGTTTATATTAATAGTAGAACTTACGTTATTGGCAGTAGTTGCTGTACCTGTTAAGTTTCCTACAAAACTAGAAGAAGTTATAATACCAGAAGTATTGATACTAGCAGTTGTGGAGAATCCAAGAGCAGTAGTTGCTGTTGTTGCTGTACCTGTTAAGTTTCCTACAAAACTAGAAGCAGTTATAATACCAGAAGTATTAATATTAATAGTGGAACTTACGTTATTAGCAGTAGTTGCTGTTCCAGTAAGATTTCCAGTAAAACTAGAAGCAGTTATAATACCACTAGTGTTTATATTAATAGTAGAACTTACGTTATTGGCAGTAGTTGCTGTTCCAGTAAGATTTCCAGTGAAACTAGAAGCAGTTATAATGCCTGATGCTTTTACATTACCAACAACATCAAGTTTTACTGTTGGTTGTGTAGAACCTATACCAACACCAGTTTGATTAATCCTTACTTGTTCGTTTGCTGATAATACCCCACCAACAAAGAATGAAAGATATTTTGCTGTATTACTAGTAGCAATACCAATTGATAAACTACCATCAGAAGTATATAAATATCCGTCTAATGCTTCATTGATCGTCCAAGAACCAGAAGAGAAAGCACTATTATTAATACCTAAGTCAATAAAGTTAGTTGTATCAGACCCAGTATCTGCCGTAGCAATCAAATCAGCAGAGGCACTTGCGCCAGCAAATGAGTTTCTTATATTAAGTTGTGTGTAACCATCTATACCACCAGTAAAATCAGCAATCGCATGGGTTAGGCCAGTAGTTGGAAGAGCATTATTGGTAATTGTAAGTTTATATTCTGGAATTGTGGTTCCAATACCAATCGAACCAGTAGGACTTACAATAAAAGCAGTTCCGTCTGGACTTGTTTCATCTTCAACTATCAGAGCATTTCCAGAACCAGTTTGAGTAATTCTTACTGCATTTGATGATGTATTACTAGAAACAATTAACTGTTGAAGAGTTCCAACAGTTGTAATGCCAGCAGCAGTAGTAACACTATTTGCAAGTGTAGTAGAACTTAAAACTGGATTATCATTAATTTGATAAACTTTTCCAATTGCAAGGTTAAAATTTTCACTTGATTTTAATGCACTTGAACCATAGTTCCATAGTAAAGTTTTTTGAATTGATGTTGAACCAATCGTAATTCCAGCACCATCAAGAACAATATCACTTGTTTCTGAAACTGCAACTCCAATTGTTGAAGCACTTGATTGTATAATTGCTTGTGTGGTTGTAATTGTAGTACCATCAACTTGAAGATTTCCAAGAATTCTTACAGTTCCTGTGGTTACACCAACTTTATATGGATCAATAAAAATTGTATTTGGACCACTAATAATGCCTGTGGTAAATCCAACATTTTGAGTTGAAATACCAGTAGAAAAAGTAGTAGCAGTTATAATACCAGAAGTATTAATATTAATAGTAGAACTTACGTTATTTGCAGTGGTTGCTGTTCCAGAGAAAGTGGTAGCAGTAATAATTCCTGCTCTAAAGTTTCCACTTGCATCACGAGCAACAATCGCACTTGCTGTATTGAGATGTGTTGCGTCTGATGTTACTGTAAATGTAACTGCAGTTCCTGTTGCTTGATTTGCAGTAAAAGTTGCAATACCAGACAATCCTGTTCCAGATGTTTTGAGGTCTAATGTCCCATTACCAACAGTAATTCCACTAGTTGTTACTCCAGTAATAATTCCTTTATCATTAACTGAAATAGATGGAATGGAAGTACTTGAACCATAAGTTGCAGAAGTAACACCAGAAAGTGATAATGTTACTGCCAATCCAACATTTTGAGTTCCATCAAATGCAACCGAAGAAGCGGTAGAAACATCACCACTGACACTAAAATATCTTGTGTTTTGCAATTGCGTAGCAGTAGATGCTATACCAGTAATAGTACCTTCAACTGACCCTACAAATTTAGTAGCAGTCACAATACCAGAAGTATTAATATTGATAGTAGAACTTACGTTATTTGCAGTGGTTGCTGTTCCTGTAAGATTTCCAACAAAACCTCCAGTAGCAGTTATAATTCCAGTAGTGTTTACACTAGCAGTTGTTGTTAAACCAGAAGCAGTGGTTGCTGTTGCAACATTTCCAGAAATACTAATATTATAAGTTCCAGATAGTCTAGCAGGGTCAATAGTTCCAGTAGTTATATTTGCCGCATCTGCAAGATTTGTAGCAGTTGTAGCAGTTCCTTGGAAAGTTGGAGCAGTAACAGTACCTATGAATCTACCAGTACCATTTACATCCAATCCTGCTGTTGGTATATTTGTTCCAATTCCTAGATATTTTGCAGCAGGATTAAAAATAATATAATTGTGTGACGAAGAAACACTGGAAATAGTTCCAGAAGTTTGAGGAGTAACTAAAAGATACTGATATTCACCAGTATTAATTGCAGATGATTGGTTCGTTAATAAACCAGTTAAACTAACACCAGAACCAACAAAACCAGTAGCACTTACAACACCCGAGATATTTGCATTTCCACTTACATTTAATTTTTCAGTCAGAACTGTTGTTCCTATACCAACTGAATAAGTATCTGATATAACTAAATTTGATACAACTTTTCCACCGATTGAAACGTCTGTACTGATAGCAACAGTAGGTGCGTTAAGGTTTAAATTTCCCGCATAAGTGATGGTAGAGGATGCTATAGAAATTGTTGGCGTACCAGGGTCACCAACAAAGTTTATCCCCTTTACTCCAAAGTTTTTATCTGCCATCGGTCTTTTTAGTTATTTATGAATTGGGAACTAAGCATACCGAAGAACATAATATAAGTTTCAGTATTAGAGTAAGGTATTTCTTGCAAATCTATAAGTTGTCAAACCACTAATACCAGTTTGTGGAGTTGCTTGAAGAATGCAATTTCCTCCACTAATTGTTGCTCCAATAGAAACAATCAATGAATTATTATAAACCACTGCATACTCAGAAGAATATGCAATAGATTGATCTTGTGTTACGAGAACCTTTTGGGCCTGAATATAAGAACCAAAACCAATATGAACTGTGTATTCAGCAACCTTAAAGTCAGTAGAAGAAACAGAGAAACTATCTAATGTTGTAGAAATACCAACAGATGCTGTAAATGTTCCAACACCAGTTTTTATTCCATAAGTTTCGACTTGAAGTGGTGTTCTTGGATTTGTGGATCCAATACCCAAATTTCCACTTGATGGAATATAAGTTAATGTGCTACTTACTAAATTAGATGTTATAGTTCCACTAGTAGCACTTACAAACCCAATATATTGTGGAACAGTTGTGGAAGAAGTTGATACTGTATTGGATAATAGACCAGTTAGATTTAAACCAGAACCAGAAAATGAAGTAGCAGTAACTACATCAGTAAATCTACCATCACCAATAACGTGAAGTTTTGATGTTGGATTTGTGGTCCCTATACCAACAGAATCATTAAAGTATCCACCACTTTCTACTTGAAGTGCTTGTGTTGCAGTTCCTGTTGTAGTTGCTCTTCCTACTAGTATTGGACCATTTATAAACGTAGAAAGTCCAGTAACAGATATGGTATTGAATGATTGCCCTGTGGATGATACAGTACCTACTAAAATTCCATAAAATGTAGAAGCAGTTATAATACCAGAAGTATTAATATCAATAGTGGAACTTACGTTATTAGCAGTAGTTGCTGTACCAGTAAGATTACCAGTAAAACTAGAAGCAGTTATAATACCAGAAGTATTGATACTAGCAGTTGTGGAGAATCCAAGAGCAGTAGTTGCTGTGGATGCTGTACCAGTAAGACTTCCTACAAAACCTCCAGTAGCAGTTATAATACCAGAAGTATTAATATTGATTGTAGAACTTACATTATTAGCAGTTGTAGATGTGGTTGCTGTACCTGTGAGACTTCCAGTGAAGCTAGTAGCAGTTATGGTGCCAGTAAATTTTGCATTACCTACTACATCCAGTGGCACTGTTGGTTGTGTGGAACCTATACCAATATTTCCACTCAAATATACAAAATCAGGTGCTCCTGCTAAAAGACCACTACTTGCCTTATATGGTATTGAATTTACATTTCCTGGTCCAACTAAATCCGTTACTGTAATTCTAACCGTTGCGATGCCAGTTTGTTGTGTTGTTGCTGCACCAACAAAATCTACTGTTACCCCAGTACCAACAAAATTAAATCTATTAAAACTATTTGCGGCACCAACCTGAATATCATTATTGAATACTGTAAAAGAACCAGGAATTAATCCACTTCCAGACAATTGAGAAGAAGCAACCCAATATCTTTTTCCAGTATTTCCACTAGCAGCAATTAAAACATATTGAGTTCCACCGATTGGGGCAGGATTTGCACCAACAGAAGAAAGACCAACTAATGGATCTCCCAAATCTGGTTCTGCTTGATCCAGACCCAAAAATTCATAACGGTCTGTCGTAAGACCAGTTTGAGATTTCTTTTTAACTCTTTTACTGAGAAATCCTGGAGTTGCCATTTATCTATTATTGATTTGAGGTTTCAAGAATACTTGTAATAAACTTAAGTTTTGCTGGGGTCGTACTTGCACTTCCACTGATTGTAATAAAATCACCAGTTTCTAATACCAATTTACCAGGCAATAGATTTGCTGTATCGTTTGCTGGAATTGAAAAATCTTTTACGATTTCTGTGGTTACAGTTGAACCAGAACTTACACGATTGTGATACCAACTAATCGATTGAGTACTAGTACTAATATTAGCACATTGAGCTAATAAAAATACTCCAACATATCCTGCGGGTGCTGTATAAACAAGATCAGTCGTCAACCCAACAACTTTGGTATATGTTTTAAAATTATTTACTGCTGCTGCCGCAATTGCCATTTCTAATACTCCTCCTTAATCTGATAGTGCAAGAATAAATGGTGTCATAGTAGTGAATAGTGCTTTTGTAAAATCTCTACCTGATATTTGACCTGTTGATTGGTTAATCACAACACCATCACCAATATTAAAATTACCTGATTGGTCTGTACTCGTATAAGTTACAGTTCCACCGTCAATTTGAACTACTTTATTTTCAGGGATTACAACACCACCAAGAGCAGGTTTTGCTGTAAAAATGTTTGTACCAGCACCAACGTATTCGAATGAAATTGTGGATGCGAGTTGTAAACTTCCCCTTGCAAAATATACAGTTGTTCCAGCACTAACTGTATTATTTAGTGTCTGTAAAAATGAGACCGTAGAAATACCAGAAGAAGGTAAAGTCGCAGAAGAAACCTTATAATAAATTGGTTGATAATTAGAAACAGAAGCAGTTGCTGTTGTTCCTGCACCTGCTGGTCCTGCAATTGTAACTGTTACTCCAGAATTCAAATATTGAGAACCAGAATTTAAAACATTAATTTCAGTGACTGAACCATTTACAACTGTTGCTGATGCTTGTGCTGCAACTCCATTTGGTCCAGTTGGGTCACTAATCGTAACAGTTGGTTGTCCAGTATAACCAGAACCACCATTATCTACTTGAATAGTATTAATATTATAATATAAAGTTCCAAAGTAGCAAGATTGACCGTCATAAGGACGATTGGTTCCAACACCAGAAATCGTAATTACATTTGACCTCGCTGCTGCCTCTGTTGTTGCGGTTCCAGTGTAACGATAAATGGACTTTGTTGTATTGTCACCAACACCGACTGAATAAAGACCATAATTACCAAATGATGAGTTGGAGTTGGTAATATCACACTGTCCTCCAGATGCAGTGTAAATTGCAATATCATCACAAATAGTAAAGATGGAAACTAATTGTGCGTATCCACCATTTGTAATCGAAACACCAATTCCACCTTGATTGTATTGAGTATAACTATCAACACTCATCGAACCAGTTACACCAATATCAGTTTGGTCTCCTGGTTCTGCTGCAAATCCATCAACTTTGAGACCAATACTATTTGCAATAAAGTTAGTGCAGTTACGAATATAAGGTCCTTTATCAATATTTCCAACTCCTGGAGAGAATGATGGGTCATTTTCGACTGATGTGCCAAGACCCGAATTTCCAGGATATGTCGTATTAATTCCCACACCAAGGACACTTAAACCTTGATTGATAATTGTTGTAACTACACCAACACAGGAGTAAATTGCCGATACAACATTCGCACAACCACTTAGACTTTCATTGCCGTATGCACCATCAGGTTGCATACTTAAATCTTTTACTTGAGTATAATACGTTTGATAATTTCCACCACTTGTTTTTGCAAAAGAAACATTATTAATGCAAGACCTTGCAATTCCAGCAGCATAATTTAGTGCATCAATTGTTTCTGTCTTAAATCCAACAATGTTTTGAAGTGCCCCTTCTGCAGTGTAGTATGATTTTCCTGCTCCTACACACTTGGAATTTCCACCTCTTGTGATATCGTGAGACACTGCTTTCAGTGCAGACTTGACACCTTGTTTAATTGTACTTATTCCAGTATTGAATACTGGATTTTTATAATCTGTGCTTGTTAAATATCCAACAGTTTCATCTGCAATGAAATCAAGATTTAGTCTAATCAATCTTGCCGCATCAAAAAATCTATCACTTGCAACACCAGACAGTGGAACAAATGATACAACTGATGCATTATTAGTTGCGGGAGCACCATTAAAACTTAGGTTAGTTATATGACAACCATTATTTACATAAAATAAGTCTAGACCTGAAGATTGTGGAGTTACAATACAGTTGCGAAGTTCTGTTCCTTGAACGGAAACATTTGCTGCTAATGTGATAGGATTATTTTCAACATAAGTTCCAGGGAAAACCTTAATTGTATCTCCAGGTAATGCAAGTGCTGCTGCTGCTTTGATTGTTCTTTTTGCGTCACTTTCCACTAATCCAGTGTTTGTATCACTACCTTCAAAAGCAACGTAAATTGTTTTACCAATTGAAGTTTTGATTCCAACTTGAACTGTTCCTTTTCCAACTGCTTGAGAAGACGTTAAAGTGAGACCAGTTCCTACTGTGAGTTGAGTTACAATGCCAACTAAATCAATTCCACTTCCAGAAAAGAAAGATGCAGTAGCAATGCCAACAGAATTTAATTGACTCACATTGGCAGTGCCAAGAGTTGTAATTCCTGTTGCTCTTAAATTAGTAACAGAGGCAATACCACCAATAACATTAGTTGCCGTTGTTGCTGTTGATGCTTGAGAATCACCAGTAATGCTAATATTATAAGTTCCAGATAATCTTGCTGGGTCTATGATTCCAGTCGTTATATTTGCCGCATCGGCAAGGTTTGTAGCAGTTGTAGCAGTACCAGTTAAATTTCCACTAAATGTAGTCGCAGTGAGTATACCTGTACTAATATTAATTTGATTTATGGTCGCAATACCAATATAAGCATTCGTAATTGAAGAAAAACCAATAGTTGCAATTCCAATACTTGCAATTCCAGTATTGATTTCGTCTAAAGTCGTAAGTTGTAATGCTCTAAGATAATCAACAGTCAAATTAGTAATACTAGCAGTATTAATACCTGATAATGTATTTGCTGTTAAAATTCCAACATTTGCATTTGGTGTCGAAATGCTGGATGCCGTTAAAAATCCTACAGTGGAAATTCCAGAAACATTAGTATTGGTTGCATTCAAAAATCCTATGGTAGCAATTCCAATCGAAGAGAATGTGATTGTAGAATACCCAATTGTTGCAGTATTGGTTACTGTTAGATTTGTAACTGATGTTACACCTAAAGTAGAAAATCCAGTAATGTTTAAACTTGTTCCAGTAACATTGCCACCAGAAAGATTTATAGCAGTAGTGGCAGTTGCTGCATTTCCAGTAATATCAACAGCATAAAGACCTGGTGCTAAATTATAAGAAGTTGCAGCAGAAGAAACATTAATATCATATGTTCCAGATAATCTTGATGGATCTATAGTTCCACTAAGAATGTTTGCCGCATCATTTAAATATGTTGCTCGATTTGCTCGACCTTCAATATTAATATCATAAGTATTACCATTTAATCTATCACTACTAATAAATCCAGAAGTTATATTTGCAGCATTCGTAAGTATATTTGCACTATTTACATCAATTCCATAATAACCAGATAATCTAGAAGAACTAATTGTTCCAGTAGTTATATTTGCAGCATCGTTTAATGTGTCTGCACTCGTTGCGTTCCCTTGGAGAGTTCCAACAAACTTACTTGCGGTTATAGTTGTAGCACCAACAATACCACTTCCTTGGAGATTTAAATTATCACCAGAAGCCAACTCCTCAATTTGTTTAGATGTTGGATTGGCTATAAGTGGAAATCTGTCCGTCATTACTTATTGCGGGTACTTTTTTTCTTATAATATATAGGTTTCATTCTATAGAGTAAAATTAAACAGTTCCAATACCAACAGTAGAAGAAGATGTTTTTCCAGTATCAGGATTAAAATAATAAGTTTCTGGTTCATACTGTTTTAAATCTACTGCTCTCAATGCAGCAAGTTCTGTTTTGAGTTTATTGACTTCGATATCACCATAGACTCTTCCTTGTAAAACAGCAAATGCCTGTCCTTCCATCTTATCTCGAATACTTCTCAAAGCACTTGCCGACGCAATTAAACTATCAATCTTTGGAGTATTTCTCGCAATAATTGTATCCCTGCTTGTCTCGGCATTAGTGATTGCAGTATCAAGTGGATTACAAACACCAGCACTTGGATTTATTGATGATACTCCTACATAACCAATACCAAAAGGAGAAGTAAGACCAAATCCAACAATAACTGTATCTCCCTCTTGTGCATATGAGAATGATGTAGATATTGCAGGATATCCACCAATACCATAAGTAAAAATATTTTTTACAGGCCAAGAAGTATTTCCTGGATAATATCTTGCATAACTTGCACCACAATCGGGTTCTGGATATGTTGCTCTTAAATATCTTTCATTATCATTTAATTGTGCGTCTGTTTTATCCGCAAAACTAGAAGTCATTACTTCTTTCCATTGAAATGGACCAACTGGACTTCCATTATTCACTCTTACTAACTTATGTCCCAATCCAAGTGTATTGTTTCCTATAATTCCAATAGTCACTGGGTCTACGGGATTATTTGAATAATCAAATGTAGTTGCGTCAATTTGTGTAGTTCTTATACATGTAAAATTCGTATTGGTTGCTTCTTTTATGGATGCTCCACTTAAAATTACTGATGGAAATGTGGATAAAATACCAACTGTAAATGTTCCATCTGTGGTACTACCAATTGATGCAACACTTACAATTAAACTAGGCACAGATACTGATGTGCTTATCATCGAACCAACACCAGCACCACCATAATTTGGATTCCAAACTGTTTGAGTTGCAGTTGTAGTTCCAATACCAGCAACTTTTGTATTTGGTGCTAAAACATTAGAAAGAGTTATTGTATCTCCAACATTAATATTACCAGTAGTTCCAATTCCAGTATGTGCGATAATCGTAGAACCATAACTAATTGTACCACCAAATTGTGTAGAAGTTCCTACAATTGCTGTGGTTCCAAAACCAACAATTGAAGGTAAGTTCGCAGAAGAAAATACTGTTGGATTATCTACATTATCTGTAATCGTATCTCCAACTTGTAAATTTGATGTTCCGTCACTACTTATTATTGCTAAACTTGTACTTCCTGTACTAATAGTACCTAAAAATTCTTTAACAATATTTGCACCATAATCTTGGTTTTGTGGTTTTCTATAATACTTTGCTCCATAATAACCGTAATCAGTTCTTACATTTGGATTTTTCTTACATTGATATAATATATTATAATAATAAAAACCTCCATATCCATAATATTGGATGCCTATTTGTTCCCAATACAAATCACTCTTACAACCAGCAGTAATTCTAGCATCATATGCAGTTTTTACTGATGAAATTGCAACATTAATCTCATCGATAAGAGGAATAATTTCTTTATCAATATTTTGAATAAGAGCATCAAATCGATCAATCTTAACGTCCATAATTGTCAATTGATCTTTCAACATCTCAACTTCTGAGAGTTTTCTGTCTAACTCTTCTTGTTGATCTACAATAATGGTTGCTGTGATTGAAGTATCACTATTTCCTACACCTGTTCTTTTCTCATCTAATTGTGCTTGAAGTGCATTTGTAGTATTTGGTGGGTTGACATAATAACCTTGCGATTGACCGATGGACGCAAAATATTGTGCGACTGTGGAATTAATCTGTTGTATTTCAGCAGCATAATCAGTTGATATCGCCATAATAATTAATTATATTTTTTCTTTATAGTAATAACATATTTATTGGGCATTATCACCAGGATAAGTTTTATCT